AGACCAGAGGCAGCGAAGATAAGCATGGAGAGAGTGGAAGGAATAGAGATAACGCTACCAGGGAAGACGGACGAAGGAGCGGAGGCTTAGATTTTACTTCAAATAAAAACTAAGGGAATGAAAACAACCATGAGCGTGAAACAACTGGAATACAAGAATGCGGAGCTAGTGCTCTGTGAGTTCATGGCAACGCAGGATCCAGATCCAGAGAAGGAGGAAGAGAGTCCAAAATATAAGGATTTCAACCTCCAGGAATTCCACGACTTCGTCACAGACAAAATAGACGCTTTAGATTCTTATATAAACAGATACCAATGACAGAGATGAAAGTACCAGAAGTAGATGTACCAACAATCTACAAACACCTAAAGGACGACCTGACGCTTTGCGTGAAGTACCACAGAAGAGGTAAACCAGAGAAGGTCAAGGAGTACTTCGGGACAGACGATCGAGCAGAGATCGAGAAGCAACTGCAAGTAATTTGTAAACCATTCTCATTGATCCAGAAGATCCAGATCGAGGGAGTGATTACAACATTACATAATTTTTATATTCAACCAGAAGAGACATGAACGAACGAATCAAAGAAGAGCTCATCGCAAAAAGAAAAGAGCTCGAATGGAAAAACAACCTCAGAAGCCTAGAGGTGATCAACTGGATCGACGAACTCCTCAAAAAGATTGAAGGGGAAAAGAAGCCAGCTGCACCAGCACCAAAAGAGGTAGTCGTAGACCTTCCAGAAGAAAAGCCAGCAGAAGAAAAGAAGCCGGCAAAGAAAAAAATTACATTTAAAAAGAAGTAAGAAAAAATGCGTGTCAGATTCACACCTACAGAAAAACAAGCGGAAGCGATAAAGTACTGGAACGACGACACCACGACAGAGATTTGATTCGGAGGAGCTGCTGGGGGAAGTAAAACATGGCTGGGAGACTTTCTCATCCGGTACAGCTGCCAGACGCTCCCCTGAAGCAAACGAGTCATCGGGAGAAAAGAGCTAGTAAACCTCAAAAGGACGACGCTAGACACCTATCGGAAAATCATGAGATTCTACGATATCCCGATGGAAGACCGGGGCGTACTAAACAACCAGACGAACACAATCAAATTTGATAACTGAAGCCAGATAATCCTGCTAGACTGTGCAACGCAGACATCAGATCCAGAACGGACAAGGTTCTGATCACTAGAACTAACAGGAGCATTCGTGGACGAGGCAAACGAAGTGGACGCAAAAGGAATAGCAATGCTAAAGACAAGGATCTGAAGGCAAAATGTTTTTGATAACGTGAAAGCCAGAGACAAGGACGGGAACCTGATAACAATAAACGGATACAAGAAGTGTCCGAAGTTCCTGGAGTGCTTCAATCCGAACAAAGGACACGTATACAACGACTACTACAAACCATGGAAGGACGGGACTCTCCCACCTTATAGGAAATTTGTAAGAGCAACAGCGGGAGACAATCCATACCTCTCACCATCCTACATCGAGCAACTAGAAAGATCCGACGAGATAACAAAGCAAAGACTACTCTACGGAAACTTTGACTACGACGACACGCCTGGAAAGCTTTTCAGGCGGGACGAAATAGCAGACTTATTCGTGGCTAATATTGAAGAGGACAACACAACATACATCACCTGCGACGTAGCAAGGCTGGGAGAAGACAAAACGATTATAGCAGTTCGAAAAGGACTCAAAGGCGTAGAAGTAAGAACCTACCAGAAGCAAACAACAGACCAGACGGTCGCAGTAATCAAAGACCTGGAACAATACTACAACTGTAGGAGAAGCAATATCTGCATAGATTCCGACGGAGTCTGAGGAGGAGTAGCAGACAACCTCAGGGGCTGCGTCAATTTTATGAATAATGCTTCACCTATAGTCCAGAAGGACGAGCTAAGGAACTACGCAAACCTAAAGACACAGTGCTACTTCAAATTGAAGTACCTGATGGAGAAGAGACTGATAAGGCTCGACGTTTCAGGAGAGATTCAGGAGAGGATCCAGAACGAACTGGACAATATCGTACTAAAGGATGTAGATGCAGAGAACAAAGTAAGACTAGAGAGCAAGGAAGACATGAAGAAGAGACTGGGACATTCACCAGACTACGCAGACGCAATAATGATGAGAATGTACTGGGAACTAAACAAAACAACATCACCTGTCACAAAGACGGACGTAATAACGGTAAACTTTGATGACTTCCTATATTAAAAATAGTTGTATTTTGAAATTTCAGAATATAATACAGCTTAGATTTATATCAAACACTAAGCATGGACAAGTCAGCAATACTAATTCAAATACAAAGAGAATACAATTTGTGACTAAACTATGTAAGACCAGCCAGAATCAGATACAGAGACAGGATTATGAAATGGAACCCCCAGGCTAAGAACTGAGGGAAGATTATCAATATCAACATGGTCGGAAATTACATAGACACTTTGATCGCTTCATTCTTCACAAACGGAGTAAAGTGTAAATTCATATCCAGGAACGGATGGATCGGAGAGGAAGAGGCACAGAACCTAAACGCCGTAGCTGAGTTTGATGAAAGAGAGGGGGCAATGCAACAGCTCAAATACCAGGTAGAACAGGATAGCTTATTCTTCGGAGTGGGAATCCTAAACAAGACAGGATTCGACCACAACACACTAACGAACACCTGGAGAGCAATCAATCCGCTTTCATGGATCCCAGATCCACTACCAACACAGACTGGACAGTTTGACTGAAAGAACTACAGATTCCACGGATTCTGTATGCTAACAAACATCCACGACGTGAAGAACTTATACGACAAGGACGCAATCAATAGACGATTCGCAAAGATGTACAACATAGAAGATACACTAACAAGGGAAGCGTACCAGAACAAAGCAGGAACATGACCAATAGTAGTAGACGAGATCGAGGACAACTTCGCCCTAGACATCTACACACACTACACAATTATAGATTGAAAAAAACGAAAGTTCGTCTGCTCGCCAGACATTACAGAGATATTCTACCAGGAGAAGCTAGAGCCAGTAACAAAGGAAGAGAAGCTAGACGAAACATTGATACCACGGCCAGTACTTCTCAACTACTACGATCCAGTAAGAGGAAATCCATACGGAACATCAATATGCGACAAGGTAGAAGACAAACAAAACGCAAAGTCAATCCTCGCTAACCTTTCATTGATGAAGGCTAAGAGGGAAGCAACCGGAGGAGACTTCCTCGTTAATTCCAGATTGATAAAGAACAAGGAAGAGCTTCAAAAGAAAACATTCGACCAGAGATACTTATTCATCGACGAGAACGAGATCGGAACACAACCAATCCAGAACGCAATGTACGAACTACCACAGAGTCAAATAAAGACAGACGTTCGGAACATGATGTCCTGGCTAGAGAACGAAGCAAAATACGACTCAAAGATAGACAGCCTACAGCAGGGAATCATGCCAGACAAGAGCATGACGAAAGCAGAAGCACAACAGATCCAGGCGAACGCAAACATGCAACTATCAGTAAAGAACACAATAAAGCAATGGTTCTACAGAGACTACTACTTCCAACGATGGAGAGGATACTTGGAGAACTTCAAGGACGGAGAGAAAAAATGGGTGCTATTGAATGCGGACTTTGAATGGACTGGAGTAACACTAGAGAAAGATCAGTTCGTAACAAAACAGATGCCTTATATCTTGGTCGGTGCTTCAGAAGACATCAACGCAATGAAGGAGCAAGACAAGAACAACCTCATGATGCTCTATCCAATAATAACAAACGATCCAGAAATCAAACCAGTAAATAAAGCAATATTCAAAAGACTATACCTAAGGGCCACTTGACTAAAACCAAATACAGTGAACTCAATCCTAGACTACACACCACAGGAGAGGAAAGCAATGAGCTACGTGGACATGGTAAACCTAGGAGAGAGACCAAAGAGCTTATTCAAGAGAACAGACATCGACTTCTATACAGTACGATTATATATGCAGAAGGCAGAAGACAGCGACCTCAAGGCAGAGATCCTGGAGAAGCTAAACGGACTCCTTCTGGAGCTTTGAGAAGAGCCACAGATTCCAATGCAGAACGAGATGGCTAACTCAGCAGCAAACATAATGATGGCTCAGGGAGCTCCACAGAGAGACGAACTGATCACCAGAGACAGCGTGAATTTAAATCCTAACGCAGCACAATAATGGCTAACGAGAAAATGATAAAGATAGAAGACCTTCTAAAGACAAAAGGATGGGAGGAAGTAAAAAAAGCGATTCAGAGAAGACAGCAAAATATAGCAGGAAAGATACTCTACGGAGACTGCATGGACGTAAAGGATCCAAACCTAACACAAGCTGACCTGCTAAGACACGAGCTAAAATGTTTGAATCGAGTAATGGACAAACTCCCACAGGAAATGATTCAGAATCCAGACTACAATCCGGAGGAAGACATAGAAGAGATGGAGGACGCAGAGCGTGTAGATTTAATCAACGGAATGTTCAAACAAGAAGTATAAAAATTTTATTCAGTAACCAACGTAAACCATGGTAAACGACAACAGCTATCTAGCAGCCAGCAAGAGAGCAGTAGCTCATGCAAGACCAAAGCTAGTAAAAGAAAAAGAAGTAAGCTACAACAAAAGGGAACCAAAGCACTACACAAAGGAAGTGAAAGTAAAGAAAAATTAATGCAGTTCTGGAAACTCACCAGCCACAAAGAGGGAGAATTTGAGAGGTTAAACACCTAACATAATCGCAGTTTGCGGATTTATGCAACAACAAATCCGCTCTAGCTAAGGTTATGATGCTTTATTACTAACCAATTACAGACATGCCAGAAGACAAAGAACTGGAAACAACTCCTATTGAGGAGTGAGAAGACGGAGACGTTGACTACAAAGCTTTATATCTCAAAGAGAAGGAAGCAAGGGAAAAACGACAATCTCGCTTCAAGAGTGCGAAAGCACAAGAGAAGGAAAGAGCTCAATACGAAATCGATGATAGCTACATCGACAAAAAAGTAAAAGAAGAACTTTTCTTCGAGAAGAACTCAACTGCGAGCGAGTTCAGAGAAGATGTAAAGAAGATCCAGGCACAATATCCGTGAATGGATGCAAAGACAGCCTTCGATTTATACCTCGCAAAG